AGGAAGACCTTCAGTTCTTCGCAGGAACCGGCGATCCCTGGACCGGCATTTTGAACAACGGTTCAGTCAATAAAGTTGTCCAGGCCTCAGGAGACGCTACTCAATTAACCGCCGATGACTTGCTCGACATGATCGACAAGACTCCGAGCGGTGCGTTAGCCGGAGCGAAATTCTATTTTAACAGAACGATTTTGTCTGTTATTAGAAAATTGAAAGGCAGCGATGGACAATATATTTATCAGAACCCCGGACAAGGACTTCCAGCCACAATTTGGAACTATCCTTACGAGACCTCTGATGCGTTCCCGACATTGGCTTCCGTTACAACCGGAGACCAATATATTCTGTTCGGTAATTTGAAACAAGGCGCTGTCTTTGGAGACAAACAACAGCTCCGCGTGAAATTGCTCGACCAGGCTACAATAACCGATACCGATGGTTCAACAGTTATCAATCTTGCCGAGCAAGACATGGTAGCGTTGAGAATTGTAGAGAGGGTCGGCTATGTCGTGGCTTTAGCGGCCGCTTTGACCGTCTTGGAAGCCAGCGCAACTCAACCCTAAACTTGTGGGTGATGGCCCGGACTAACCTCCGGGCCATTATCAGGGAATACCGGCAGGCGCCGGGTAATTAAAAATAAACTTCTAAAAATATGGCAGCAGCGACAGTTGAAATTTGCGAATCGAATGGCACTACGCCAACGATCACGCACAATATCACGAACTCCAACATGGGTTCGACAGAAGCGGTCAATCTTGACCCGGTTGCCTATCCGATCACTCCAGGGACCAATTCCTTCGAGAAGTGGCAGAGGATCCATGTGACCGATATCGGAACGAGTTCCAAAATCGACAACTTGAAAGTTTGGAGAACGACTGCTTTGGGAGCCGAGGCAGCGCACAAAACAAACGCCAGGGAAGCCTCATACGACGGAGCGCAGACATTCCCAACCGGAGCCGGCGAAGGACCAAAGGCAACGGACCGCAGCGCGACCTACGACTATACCGAGGCAATGCCGACCTCAACTCCGACAGGAGCCAACCTCGGAATTGGCGGAGCATTGAACGGAGCTTTAACCGCAGCTGGATATTCCGATTACTTAGTGCATCAGATTCAGACGACTGCCTCAGCGGTAGCCGGAGCCACGATGACGATGAACTATCAGTATGACGAAACCGCGTAGAGATAAGAAAAATTAAATATTCTAAACATGGCTAAACCAAAAAATCATGTTTGCGGCCAGTGCGGAGAGGGGTTTGAAACCGAAAAAGAATATCTTGGTCACAAGTGTGCCAAGACCGGATTTAAACCTACCGAGCCAGGAAATCTCGGAGAAGGATTCGCCAAAATTTCCGAAGCCGCGATCAAAAGAGGAGAGGAAAGAAAATAAACAGTATCGGCAATTCAATGCCGATTAAAGCAACTCAATGCTTGGACTGGAAAATACTCCGGCATTGAGCCGGGGTATTTTTTTAACCAAACATGAAATATTTTTTAAACAAACAAAACGAGGACGGGACAATAAGCCAGGTAGAAGCCAAACCGGAAAGATGGGCTTGGAAAGTTGACTACAAGGACGGCACAGAACTTCGGCAATTCGGAGAGGATGGCGTTTTTCATCAGCTGAAAGACATTGACCAGGATAATATCGAACTGGCGGTGCTTTATAAGATGGACGACCCGAACCAGGTTGTTCTCATTCCCTGGAAGCCGGGAATGAAATTGATCCATAAATATATAAATGTCCATGCCGACTATTTTGAAAAATTAAACGATACCGTCCGGGTCTATGCGTTCGGGTACAAGCTCGGAGGACAAAATCATTACACCTATATTTTACCGAACGACCGGCAGATATTGAGCCCGGCCGATGATATAAATTTAACCTTGTTTAAGCTTTAAAAAATGGCAACAGTCTATTGGTTCGGCGGATCAGGAAACTGGTCCGATCATGCAAATCACTGGTCAAACAATTCTGGGAATAGCCCGGCGTCTTTGCATGGAGCCGCTCCGGGGAATGATGACGATGTAGTTTTCGATGTTAATTCTGCTTCCGAGGATTATACGGTGACAGTCGATGTCTCTGCTGCATATTGCAAGAACATGACTTGGGGAAATCCGAGCAGCGGAAAACCAACTTTCGCTGGAACTGGCAACATGGTTTTTGTTTACGGGTCTCTTTCGCTGGTTGCGTCAATGGGGTTTACTTATTCTAAGACTTTATCGTTTTGCGGCGGAGGAGACAACACATTGAACACAGCAGGAGTCACTTTATCGTGCGACATAGAGTTCGCCGCGACTGGAGATTCTTATGGAATAACCTTTCAAAGTAATATCACTTTGAGCGGAATAAAAATTTTGACATTAAAAAGAGGGTATTTGGATACAGATGGGTACGATGTCTCTTGCTACGATTTTCTTATTTCGGGAACAAGCAACAAATCTTTAGTTTGTGGGGATTCGATAATAAGCATGACGGGTCCGAATGGTTTCTCTTATACCAATTCAGGAGTTTTGACATTCGATTGCGGAACATCATCTATAAGACTTAACTACGCCGAAGGAGGAGCTATCGGCCCGAGGAGTACAGCTCCATTGTCAGGACTTGTTTTCTATGAAGTTCAACTCAACAACAGCGGTGCAACAACTGTAATGGGGGCAAATACTTTTACAAATTTGATAGTAAATGGAAGGGCCGCCTTGACTGCTGCTGTTATTTTTCCATCTGGAAAAACTCAAACGATAACCAACCTTTCTTTGACAGGAAATTCTGTCACTTATCGTCTTTTTGTTAAGTCTGATGGCAAAGGATCAGTTGCGACATTGGATGTTACCAATTGGACGAGCGTTTCGAAAGTTGACATCAGGGACATAAATTCAGTTGGGTCAATAGATTTGTCAGGAGTTTCAGGAGGTTCTGGTGATTGCGGAGGTAACACCAACATCACATTCACAACTGCTGATATTTGGTATTTTCATGAAGCCGCCTCAGGAGTTAATCAATGGTCTACTATCGCAAAATGGTTCACCGCAACCAATGGAGGTGGAAGCACAGCAACTTATCCACCTTTACCGCAAGACACTGCTCGTTTCGATGAAAATTCTTTTGATTCTGGAAGCAAGGTTGTTCTTCAAAATATGCCAAGGATAGGAAGCGTTGATTGGACAGGGGTTACAAACACTCCTGAATGGACAACAAATTATGCCGCTTCCTGTTTCGGATCTATAAAGTTGATAGCCGATATGATTTTAACCGCCTCGACCGAACCTTATGTTTTAGAGGGTAGAGGGGATAATACTATAGATTGCGCAGGGCAAACATGGGCGAAATCTATCCGGTTAGAGTGCGCGGAAGGATCATTGACTTTGAAATCTAATTTTTTGATGAGCAGTTCCCGGAGTCTTTATATAGCTACCGGAACTTTTTCAACGATCGACGGAGAGAATAATTGGTCTCTTTCTGTTGGGTCGATGACCATTGGCGACTCATCTTCAGCGATAGTTTATTTGGGGTCGGCGACTCATTTAATAAACAATCCCGGAGGAGGATGGATATGCGGAGCAAACGCGATTTTGTATTCGGGGACTTCGACTATAAAATTTGCTGCTAACCTCACCGGATATGTTTCTTTCGCCGGTGGAGGAAAAGAATATTACAATTTTTGGAATGCGACAACTGGCAATTATCTTGTTTCTATCTTAGGGTCTAACAGTTTTAATGATTTCAAAATAGATGCTGGTAGAGAGGTCAATTTTAAAAATTCCTCTATAACGACAGTCACTACTTTTACTGCCCTTGGGACACCTGGGTCGCACATAGTTCTCCACAATTCATCGGGTACTACCCACGCCACACTTTCCAAGGCAGGAGGCGGCGTTATAAGCGGTTGTGACTATATAGATGCCTCTTATTTGACTGGAAGCCCCGATTTGACTTGGTATATTGGAGTTAATTCAAGTGTTTCCAACTGTACGAATATTTATTTGGCGCCTACTTCTACGACCAATATCCAAAAAGGTATAATTTATTTGATTGATGTGGCTACTTCGGCGACAAAAAGCTTGAAGTATGCAATGCGCGCTCCCCCGGCCGCCAAAACCAAAGGGCTTATTTACGATATAAAAATCACTCCGTCCGCGGTCACGAAATCGTTGGCTTATTCCATAAAAACCGTTCCAGCCGCCATTGAAAAGAGTTTGCAGTACACGATAAAGGGTCCGGTTTCCGCGATCACAAAGGGTCTTGTTTACGACATAAAGACTACT